GCTGGACATCCACCTAAGGTTGAGGGTTTACATACTGTAATTGGATTTGACCCTGCTATGGCAGGTAATGCTGCATTTGTTGTAGTTGCATACAACAGAGCAGATGGAAAGATTTATGTGTTGGATTGTGTCAACATGGAAGAACCAACACCACAAAAGATTCGGGCGACAATTGAAGAACTGGTTATTAAATACAAACCGCAAGAGTTCCGCGTTGAAATCAACGCCCACCAAAAAGCCTACTCCCTTGACGAAGAACTACGGGGGTGGCTCGCTGGATACGGCGTACGCCTTGATGCTCACTTCACAGGGAAAAATAAATGGGACACTTCTTTTGGCGTTGCGTCAATGTCTAACCTCTTTGGCACAGTCCGCGAAGAGAAGTTCCAGAAAAACAACATATTAGAATTACCTTCATCTGAGGGTTCTGAAGGTATCAAAGCCTTAACTCAGCAACTACTAACATGGAAGCCAGAGACTAGGGGTAAGACCGATACCGTCATGGCTTTATGGTTTGCCATCATTCGCATCCGCGAACTGATGCAATCTGCGAGCCGAACATCGCAGTACGCAAACAACCGCTGGGCAACTCGTGCTCAGATGAACCAACGCCTTGCAGTAAATCTCGATGAGATGTTTGCAGAGCAATGGCAAGAAAACTTCGGATAAGGAAAACAGATGCCAGTACCAATTATAGCAGCAGGAGCAGCAGCAGTTGCTGCGCGTCTTGCAGTAAAAAAGGTAGCACAAGAAGTAGCAAAGAAAGCGGCTAAAGCAACAGCAGCCAAGACAGCGCAAATTGCTAAGAACTCCGTAAAGGTAAAGCCTGCTAAAAAAACTGTTGGCAATCCACCTAATAATACTAAGGCGTGGGAAAGTGTATTGTCTAGTGCTTCACGTGGTGGAGTTGGTCGTACAATGGGTAAGGTTAAAGATGCTCGCGTTGCTAAGTCAACAAAGCCAACAGCGGATACAGCAAAAGCAGCAAATTCTAATAGACCTAAAGTTAATTCTAGTAACTCTGTTAAAGTTCTTCCACGTAAAACCGCACCTAAAACTGACCTATCAAATCGTGGTACTAAGCCAACTAGAGTAGAACGCTCAGAGCGTGCTGCTGAACTTTCTTTTAAAAAAGCAGAAGGTAGATACGAAGGCGAATATCTTACTAGAATGACTGGTTTAAGAGGACCTAGAGGCGTAACTTCTCAAAGTACTCGCGGTCAGGGCACACGTTCATTACGTAAAGAAGCCGCTATTAATAAAGAAGCAAAAGCCAAAATAGTTAAAATTAACTCTCAGCGTAATCTAAAAGCAAAATAATTTTTTAATCAACCGTTAGGATAACAATGGCATTATCAATAGAGCAGGTAGTAGCACGGGTTGAATCCCTGCGCTACCGCAATCACGAACGTGATGCCCGTAACCTTGACGTACTTGCCGTACGTAAAGGAAAGATTGCTCAAGTTTATCCTAACTTCTTTCCAGAAGGTGTTGATGCTAACGTAGTAGCAAACTTTATTGATATTGTTGCTCGTGACCTATCAGAAGTTATGGCTCCGCTTCCAGCGGTTAACTGTTCTGCAGCCAATCAAGTATCTGACAGAGCACGTACCTTTGCTGATAAGCGCACTCGTATTGCCTCTAACTATTTTCAACACTCAGACCTAGCGGTACAGATGTACTCAGGTGCTGACTGGTACCTAACATATGGATTCGTCCCATTCATTATTGAATTAGACGATGAAGCAAAACTGCCACGTATCCGCATAGAAAATCCTATTGGGGCTTACCCAGAGTTTGACCGCTATGGACGTTGTGTGGCATTTGCTAAGCGTTACTCTATGACACTTGGTGAACTAGTATCTCAGTTCCCAGAGTATGATAGAGAACTTCTTGGAGAAGATGGTTACAAGCAAGACCTTAACGCACAGATTGAAATGGTTCGTTACTATGACAAAGACCAATCTATAATCTATGTACCTCGCAGAAGCAACCTAGTTCTTTCTCAGGCTGCTAACCCACTTGGTAAGATGATGGTTGTTGTAGCACGTAAGCCATCTATTGATGGTGAATTACGTGGACAGTTTGATGATGTACTTGGTATTCAATTGCTGCGCAACCGATTTGCATTACTTGCAATGGAAGCAGCAGAGAAGTCAGTACAGGCACCAATTGTTCTACCACAGGATGTGCAAGAACTTATGCTTGGTGGAGATGCTGTCATTCGTACAGCCAACCCAGCAGGTGTTCGCCGTGTAGAACTTACTTTGCCACAGGGCGCATTCACAGAACAACAGGTTCTTAATCAAGAACTACGTGTTGGTACACGATACCCTGAATCTCGTACTGGAAACATAGATGCTTCTATTGTTACTGGTCAGGGAGTACAGGCTCTTATGGGAGCCTTTGATACGCAGGTTAAATCTGCGCAAGCAATCTTTGCTGCAACGCTTCGGGACATTATTAGTCTTTGCTTTAATGTAGATGAAATGATTTACCCAGAAGAAAAAACAATTCGTGGAGTAGATTCAGGTTCACCTTATGAAATTACATACAAGCCAACTAAAGACATCAAGAGCGATTATTCTGCTGATGTTCGTTACGGCATGCTTGCTGGTCTTAACCCAGCGCAAGGTCTTATCTTTATGCTTCAAGCACTTGGAGGAAAACTCATCAGCCGAGATATGGCTATGAGAGAACTACCATTTACAGTTAACGTAACACAAGAATTAGAAAAAATTGAAATTGAAGAAATGCGCTCTGCGCTACTTGGTTCACTTACGGCATATACACAAGCAATTCCACAGATGGCTACTCAAGGTCAGGATGCTTCAGATGTTGTCCGTAAGATTGCTGCGGTAATAAAGGCTCGTCAAAAGGGACAAGCATTAGAAGATGCAATAGAAGCAACCTTTGCTCCGCAGCAACAGGTTCCTCCTGCTGGTGAACCAACTAATACGGTTGAGCAAATGTCCCCTGCTCCCGCTGGTCCGCCAGCAGGAGGTTCTCCAACCCCTATACAACAGGGAAGACCAGACTTACAAACAATACTTAGCAGCATGACAGGCGAAGGACAAGCACGAAGTGCAGTACGGACAACTAGGGAACAAGCAATTTAAGGAGTAAATCATGGCAACACCTCGCAAGAGAACCACAAAGGTTAAAACAGTTGCTGACGAGACTTACTCAAAGTTAGACCAGTATGCAATTGAGTTACATGAATTTTATAAATCATTGCGTAGAGCAGGATTTACAGTTGATAACGCTTTGTACATTCTTTCTGCAAAGCAAACGTATCCTGATTGGATGCAATCACCACCAACAATAGATGATGTTAGAAAATACATGGATGAGGAGGACGAAGAATGACAACTGCATCAGAGGGTCGTGGTGGTTATCGTCAGCCTAATAATCCAGCACCTGTATCAGGTCCTGGTGCGCTTTCAGCGCGTACAGATGGTGGTGCTACAGAAGGCATGACACAGCCACAGCAAGATTATACAGGTTTTACTTATGGTCAAAATGGTAGTACTAATACCATGCAAGGTGAAGCAGACATGGCTGGCAATCCTTTTGCAATGCCAGCACTTACACCATTAACTGCTCCTACTGAGCGTCCAAATGAAAGTATGACTTTTGGTATTCCTTTTGGTGATGGTCCTAACACATTAAATCTTCCTAACTCAAAGCCAGATATTTATAATGTATTAAAAGATATTGCCCAATATGACCGTACTGGAGATACCGAATTAGTTCTTCGGATGCTTGACGACAGCGGGTACTAAATGGCTGAAATACCTTTAGACCCATCTTTAATTAAAGTTAGCCCTGGTTTTGCTGACGCTGTAAAAAATGCAAATCTACCACCAGCACAACGTGGCATGGTTGAACAAATGTCACAGACATATGTTAAGGCTTCTAAACTTCTTAAATTAGGTGAAGAAAGGGCTCGTAAAGAGTTTCTTGATTTAGAACCAATTGTTCAAGCAAACATTCGCACACTTCATCCTAACCAAAAACGATTTGAACCAGAACAAAGTCTTTTGGGTAGGTCTTTACAGTTTGCTGGTAATGTAGCAACTGGTGTTGCAAAAGGTTTTTTTAGTCCAATTATTGAAGGTTTTAAATTTGCAGGTACTTTGGCTAAAGTAGCAAATACCGCAGGTAATGTGTTTCAGCAAACCAAGTATCAAGATAAACCATTTACTAAAAAAGTTTTATCTGATTCATATAACGGAGTAAATCAATGGCGCTGGGATGATGTTGCTGCCTATGAAAAAAAATATGGTAAAGCCCTAACTACACTTGCACGCGGTGCTGCAGAGTTTAAGACTCCTGGTGAGTCTATTGATTTATATGGCAGTGGCCTTGATGCTGAAATGTATGAGGCATTAGTCTTTCAAGTAAACGAACCAGAAAAATTTCAAAAGGTTCTTGATGAAATTAAACAAGGTTCTCAACTTAGTCCTGGTCGAAACTTAGTACGTCCTCAAACTACTGTTGGAGGAAACTCTAATAGTTGGGCTGTTAAAGTTTCTAAAAAACTTGGTATTGATGTAACTACAATTGAAGGACAAGTAACAGCAAGCAAGTTAGTTTCTGGCCCAATAGATGCTGTGTATCAAATACTTAATCCTGCAGACCCACTTAACTGGATTGGCATAGGACCAGTAATCAAAGCAGCCACCAAGGGTATTGGTGGTGTAAGAGTTGGCTTAGTTGAGGCTGCACAATTTGCTGGATTTAGAAATCGTGGAGAACAATTAGCACAACAGTATCAGTTTATTGCTGAACGTGGTGGCGATATGGGAATTAAAGAAGCCACACGTTTTGTATTTGGTGAAAAAGATGTTGCTAAATTATGGAATGACCAACTTGGTCCTGCTGTAAAAAGGTTTGCAGATGCTGAAACTAAAGCAGAAAAAGCAATAGTCTATCGCGGCATTCGTGATGAGTTCCCTGAATGGGCTGATGAAGGTGTTGTTAGAGAACTAGCAAGTGCAGGAGCATTTAATGCTCCTGCTGCACAAAAGTTTTTTCAGATGGGTGAGAATGGTAGATACCTATTAGGCTTGCGTGTTGATGGTACTGATTTTTACCGTAGTGGTATTCCAGTTGCTCGTCGTTCACGTTTACTTAGAACTGCATTACAACAAAATGTTACTAAAACTTTATCTGGTAATTTAACTGGTGAAGAACTTAAACTACTTGATGTATCTGCTAAAGAAGCCGTTGACAAACTTAAGTTAACAGCAGCAAAAGAAGATAATTTATTATCTCCAATGTTAGATGAAATTAATCGCATTAATAAAGAAATGAGCACAACTGTAAAACGTGCAGGAAAAATGTTATCACGTGCTCCTGGACGTATTCTTTATGGAGAAGACGCAATAAAGACTATTGATGAAGTTCGTAATTTATTTCACGTAGTTGGTTTTCCTCGTCATTACGCAGATGTTATGGCTGAACATTTTGTAGATGAATCAGTTGAGTATCAAGTTACAATGATTCGTAATTTGTATGCAGCGTTTTATAATAAAATTGGAATTAACGGTCAAGTTAATGGTGATACCCATATTGACGAATTGTTGAACTCAACCTTCAATGAGAAGGCTGGCATGACAAGTCTTATCCGTGTTGAAATTCCACAGGGTTGGGAATCAGAATTACCTCGTGCTATCTATAAATATGACAATGATGTTCCAATTTTAACAAGTCGTGGAATTATTCATCCTGCTCAAATTGCTGAAGGTATCGCTCCAATTAATTTTGATTTGGCATTACAATTTGCTGCAAAAGATAATTTAGCAGATAAAAAGAATCTTATAAATTTAATAAATGGTGGCACTCGTCATCCAATTGCACGTAGGTATAATGATGAATGGACTAGATATACTCTTTTCCCACGTAGTGGTATTAGAAATGCTATTGATGAAATTTCATTTGCTATACTAAATGCACCAGCATCAGATTTAATGCAACTTGCAATTGCCCCACTGGGTACAACTGGGGCACAAATTAAAGCCGCTACTGCTGTTACTGGTTCTAGTTCTAGTATTGGTATGTATAAGCGTGGAGTTTATAAAATGTTTCCACATTTAGACCCACGAAGAAAACTACCACCAGAAGCACGCCGCAAGATTCTTGAAGACCTTGCAGGCGAAGGTCCTATTGGTAACGTTTTGCAGGCTGAAATTATGGAATCTACCATAGACCGTGCAATTTCTTTTTATGGAAAAACCCTGCCTAAAGAAACTTGGGAAGGGCTTCGTTTAGTAATGAAGCACAACCCACACATGATTGATTCACTTGCACAATCTGTTAGCGCAAAAGCAAGCATGTCATCTAAAATTGATGTTGAGTATATAGATTCCATGTTTACTGGTAATGCTTGGGATAGATTTTTTCAAGAACAAGGACTTAAGAAATCTAAAACATATACTCCTCGTGAGTTAAGTAAAATGATAGACAAAGAACGCGCCATGGCGTTCTATGATAACTGGATGATGCGTTTTGGCTTTAATGGTCAAAAGGTGGCACCTGGTGTCTATGTTAATCCAACACCATTCTTTTTTGCTAATAATGGTTTGCGTGATTCTAAAGACCTAACAAAGGCTCGTAGAGGAATGCTTGAGCAAATTGGTATTCGTTATGATAACGAAACTGGTTTACTTATTCCAAGTGAAATTGGCAAAGTCCATGCAAGAAAATTTGTTTCTCCTTATAGTACTACTGCTTATTATCGTCAGCAAGGTTTATCTGATATTGATATTGCTGATGCAACTGTAACAAATATGTTATTAGATATGAAAACACTTTTTCATGGTACTACTAATGGATTTAATGACACACTATTTAATCTTATTCGTCAAAAGCGTACAGCAATTCTTAAAGAAGCAGAGGCTAAGAATCAAACTCCGTTTGATACTTGGTCAAAGGCTATTGAAGTAACAGACTTTAAAGAGTTTGAAGATGCAACTCTTGGCATGATACCTACATCTGGTGAAGTTAACACACGTTTAATTAATATTCGTGGTGAGGGATTTGATGCTCGCTCATTTGAAGAGTTTGACGGTATTGGCGGATTCCTTGACCGCTTTGGAAACTGGACAATGGATGTAATGGATGCCCAAGTAAATGGTATCTATCGTCAAAAGATGTTATGGATTAGCGTAACACGTAACTTAAAAGAATTAAAACCATTTCAGGCTAACATTGCTAATGACCATTATGATAATTTAATAGCAATGAATCCTAATCCAGGTCCAAACTTTTTAAAACGTGCTAGAAAACAGGCTGATGACTTGGCTGAAAAGCAAGTTGTTGAATTAGCGTGGTCAGATGCTACAAATACATTATTAAAGTATGTAGATAACCCTGCAGTACGTTCTAACCTTGCCGTATCTGCACGTGCAACAGGACGATTCTATCGTGCAACAGAAGATTTCTACCGCCGTGTGTTTCGTCTTTATACAAAGGCTCCGTTACGCACGCTTTATCGTATGCGGTTACTACATCAAGGCCTAGAAGCCAATGGTGATGTCTATACAGATGAACAGGGTAATGATTATATCATTTTCCCTACAGATATTATTGTTAGTAGCGTTTTGGAACCTGCAGTACGTAGATTAACTGGTAATGATAATTTTAAGATTCCAGTATTTAACGATATTGCTCTTAAATTACGTTTGATTAACCCTTCATTCTCTCCAGATGCAGGACAACCAACGTTATCTGGTCCAGTTGCTGCTGTATCCATGCTTGCAATAAAAGCATTACTGCGTAATAACTTCTTCTTCTTACCATCTTCTGTTGAAGAAAAGATTAATGTTTTTACGAATAGAATAGCAGATGATATTGATACAATTGCATTAGGTAATATTGGTGCTAGTTTAGATTTGCAACGGGCACTTACTCCTATGCTCTTTCAAGGTGTATGGGGTTCTATGAGCCCATCAGAAAAAGACCGTCAAAAGGTTAGTGCTGGCTTACAGGCTATTTCATACCTAGAGGCATTTGGTAATGGTGCTCCGCGCCAAGAAGATTATGTTGGTCGTGAAGATGAGTATGTTAAAGCCAATTCAAAGTACTTAAAGAACGTGCGATGGGCTGCATCCAACATTGTTGTATTTCGTAATTTTCTAGGTCAGGTTTCACCTGGTCAACCATCATTACGTGAGACAGCAACTCTTCCTGAGTTTTTAAAGCAGGCAGGACTTACTAGTCCTAATGCAGCATTCTGGGATATATATGACAGTGTTCTTAAAAATGATGGTGCAAATTCTGCTAATGCCTGGGATTTAGCACTTGCTACATTTGTAGGTAAGAATCCTGGTAGAGCCGCATTTATTGAACCACGCAATAATAAAGAATATAAAGTATTTATTAACAAAACAGACAATGTAAAGAACTGGTCTGTAAAGAACACCCGATTCTTAGATGACTATAAAGAAGCGGCTTGGTTATTTGCACCTAAAGTTGGTGAATATAATCCAGATGTCTATTCATGGATGCAAGGTTTTGGTCTTGTATCACTACCTTCATTTGAAGACTATCTAGACCAAGTACGTTTAGCCGTTGATAAAGATACATACTTTAAGATTAAAGATAGTGCAGATGAAAAACTTAAGATAACTAATGATACATCATTGCGTACTATTATTATTGCTGATTCAGAACGAACACGTTCTGCAATGCTTGCAGCAAATCCAATGCTTGCTGCTGAAATCAAGGGCAACATACAAGACCAAGGTACTTTAAGTAATAGATTCTATAACCTTAATGCAGCAATAAGAGACCCTAAGGCTCCTATTAGCAAAGAACTAAGAGCAACATTTAGGTTTGCTATAGATGAAATTAATGGATTTGTAGCCTTTGCTAATGATAACGATAACAAAGATGCGTTTGATTACTCAGGCAGAAAAGCAAGCGAAAAGGCTAGAGTGCAAGCAGTCATTGATGAGTTGTCTAAATCAGTACCAGAA